CATTTTAAAACATAAAATTTTATCAGCTAGGCTAGAACCTACGCTGGTAAAGATATACAAAGAAAAACTTAGAACCGTACAGAATAAAATTTATTATGCTACAAGTGATAAGAGCAGAAAGCATGTAATTTCTAATGCCATGCTTAAAGCACAAATAGCAATATTAGATTTTTTAACTAAGTTTTCAGAGCATGTTAAAAAAGTTATTACTAAAATATTAGAAAAGTTCGGACTGATAGCAAAACAAGAGGCTGTAAAGTTTGTTAGTGTTAAAACAAAAGAAGTTTTAATTAAATACTCTACAACAGAAAACCCTTTTTCTATTGATAAGGCTTTTAGTAAATTTGATACGTACACCAGTAAGATTATAAATCAATCAGTTAAAGATGCTAAGATTAAAGATGCTACAAACCCAGAAAGTTTTTCTGTTAAAAAAGGGGTGCTATTTAAAGGCTCAGTAAAGTCCTACGTAGATGAAGCTATAAAAAGCAGAATTCTGCCTGCAAGTGGTGTAATGTTGTCTTCAATGATTAACGCAGTAGCATCAGACAGTCAAAAAGAAGTATATGAAGAACACAAAATTGACTTGTTTATATGGTCTGCTATACTAGACGCGAGTACTTGCGAAGATTGCGAATCTTACAGCAATCTATCACCGTTTGCGCTAGAGGATGCACCTGACACTATACCAGTGCATTCAAATTGCCGTTGTGAACTAATACCTGCGAATTAATCTATGAAATGTCTTGACAAACATAAAAACTATGCTAAAGTAGAATCTAAGTATAAAGCTTGGATAAGTAAACAGTCTCCAGACTTTATAACTGAGATACATCCGCACAAAATACCCAATTTTTTTAGAGATGATAGCCTTAAGGCATCTTCTCTAGAAGAGCTAGAAATACTAACTAATAAATATATTTTAAATCCCGAGGAAATAAAATAATGTCAGAACAAATAGAAGCAGTGGAAGAGGTAGCAATTGATTACAAAGCATTGTATGAGGAAGCGATAGAAAAAACTAAAAACTTTGATGCTGTAGTAGCAAAGAAAGACGAATTACTCAAAGAAACCAAAGCAGCTAAAGAGGCCAAAAGATTAGCAGAAGAAGAAAGAGCAAAAGCTGCAGGTGAGTACGAGAAACTATATAAAGAAACCGAAGAAGCCCTAAGACAAGAAAGAGCTTTAGTTAGACAAGAAAAAGTAGAAAATTATGCAGCTAGACTAGCATATGAGCTAGCCGAAGGCGATAATGCAGAAATATTACAAGATTTTATAGCAAGAAAGATAGCAGCGGCAGCGGATGAGCGCGGTGCGCTTGACAAGAATCAGCTACAAGCTATCAAAGAAGAGTTTGAGAAAGGAGCAAAATTCAAGGCCTTACTCAAAGGCATTAAAAGCGTTGGCGGCGGTGCCGTAGGTAATTTGCAACGCGCAAGTAATCAAGCAACAATGAATAGACAAGATTTTGAAGCACTTAGCCAAACAGAGCGAGGCAAATTCTTTAAATCAGGTGGTAAACTAGTTGACTAATGTCAACATTCTCTTATAATTTTTAAAGGAAAATATTAAATGGCTAACGTTTTAACTTCACTTGCTGCTGACATTTACGCAGCACGCGATATAGTAGGTCGCGAACTTGTAGGTATTATACCTGCTTGTATGATTAACGCAGATGGCTCTAAAAGAGCTGCAAAAGGTGACACTGTACGCGCTGCTTATACTCGCGCTGTAACTGTCTCTACTTCTTACGCACCAGCAATGGCAATCCCAGAAGGCACTGATCAAACTATTGACAATAAGACTATGTCTTTAGACACTTTTGCTAACGTTCAAATTCCATGGACTGGTGAAGACATGAAACACATGGACAACGGTGCCGGTTTTGAATATGCATATTCTATGCAAATTCTGCAAGCTATGCGTGCAATTGTTAACAAAATCGAGTCTGATTTAGGCGTTGCTGTAGACTTAGGCGCTGGAATGGGCTATGGTACTGCTGCCACTACTCCTTTCGCATCTAACTTGAACGACCTTTCTAACATCCGTCGTTTGTTAGTAGATCGTGGATGCCCTGACGATGGTCAAATATCTGCTGTCTATAATACTGCTGCTGGCGTAAACTTACGTAATTTGTCTAATCTTTACAAAGTGAACGAAGCTGGTAACGAGGATCTTTTAAGGCGTGGTGTTTTGCTTGATCTCTACGGTATGAAAATACGTGAATCTGCACAAATCGCATCACACACTGCAGGGTCTGGTGCTTCTTATCTGTTAAATGGTGCTGTCGCAGCTGGTGCAACTTCCATCACTGTTGATACTGGTTCAGGTACTATTTTAGCTGGTGACGTTGTAACCATCGGTAACTTTAAGTATGTTGTAGCAACTGCTTTAGCTGCCAACGTTTTCACTATTAACTCTGGTATGCGTGAAGCTGTAGCTGATAACACCGCTATAACTGTTGCTGCTACTCAAACTGCTAACGTTGCTTTCCATCGTCAAGCTGTGGAATTAGCAATGCGTCCTATAGCACTCCCTATGGGCGGTGATTTAGCTGTTGATCGTATGACTGTACAAGATAACTTCTCTGGACTAGTATTTGATATCGCTGTTTACAAAGGCTACCAAAAAGCTATGATGGAAGTTAGTTGCTTATATGGCGTAAAAGTTTGGAAACCTGATTTTGTTGTGAAACACATGGGTTAATCTAGCTAGAGGGCGCAAGCCCTCTGCTTTTATTAAAGGCTTTGATATGACTGTAATAGTAGAAGATGGGTCCAGATATTTAAATAGTTATAACCCACATAAATGGTCTTGTAGAAAATGTTCAGGTAGTAACTTTGTACAATGGGCCTCTAGACGTACATGCGTAGATTGTTTATCAGTCAGAAAAGCAAAATATAAAGCCAATGGAAGCACTAGGAGCGCGGACTTAAGACGTTCTTATGGCATTGATCTAACCCAATATGAAGAACTATTAAATAGACAAGCCAAAAGATGTGCGATTTGTAAGAACCCAGAAACGGCTTTTAGAAAAAGCGTTGGTAAAACTTACGCTTTAGCGGTGGATCATTGCCATAGTACTACTAAGATACGTGGATTATTATGTATTAGTTGTAATCAGGGCTTGGGTTGTTTTAGGGACAATGTAGAATTATTTAAAGCCGCCATAACTTATCTAGAGAACAGTATATGACAGTCATCGTCGAAACAGGTGAAACAGTAGCGAATGCTAATAGTTACGTAAGTGAAGCTACATTAGTAGCGTTTGCTCTAGCACGTGGTGTTACACTAGCTACAGACTCAACAGAGCTTTTAATAAAAGCAATGGATTATATCGATTCATTAGATTATATCGGAATTAAGAAGAATTATACACAAACTACACAATGGCCTAGATATGACGTGTGGATAGATGGGTATAATTTTTATTCTGATCAAATCCCACAAGAATTAAAAAACGCTCAATGCTTAACGGCTATGGCTATAGAAGAAGGCACAGACCCATTAGCTAATTTAGCTAGGACAGTTACACAAGAGACGATAGGTAATCTTTCTGTTAGTTATGCTAGTTCTGGTGCATCACAAGAGTTAAATATTAAAATAGGGCAGGCGCTTAGGAAATTGTTGAAAGGCGGCTGGACTGGTGGCAACACTTTCAAGTGTGTTAAATAATGAGTTTAGCAACGTTCCGCGCAACAGCTACCAGATTAATAACAGACTATGGTGTTAATGTTACACATATACACGATTTAAGACACTCTCCGCATCTAAACGAGAACGCTGTTAATACAGGTCGAAGACGCCTACAAACACTAAAGGCTTTTCTTACATCTTATACAACAGATGAAATAGATAATACACAGATTTTAAAAAACGATATTAATGCAAGCTTCGATTATAAACACGAAATAGAAATTGGTGACAAGATTAGCACTAATAACAAGATCTATCGTGTAATGTCTGTAGATGCTGTAAAATACAAAGGTGATATAGTGAAATATCAAGTGCAGCTTAGAATATGAGCATACTAGCTTGTTTAGAAGATAGATTGCTTACACTAGATACAGAAGCAATTGTACTACAGAACGGATATACAGAAGATTTAGAAAGCTATACAGGTGCACAAGTTTTTGGCACATTAATGCCTGTTAGGTCTGTGCTTTTTAAGCTTGACGGCACACAAGAAGAAAAAGGGATTTATCAAATCGATATATATGCACAAGCAGACTACGGACATAAAAAAATAGAATCAATTTCTGATGCAATTGTGACATTATTTAAGAATCAAACACTAACAGACGGCACTAGCACAGTGTATATACAAGCAGTTTCACGAACTAGAATAATGCGGGTCGAAGCAATGACAAAGACTTTTATCGAAGTTCAATACTTGGCGTATGAATAATGACAAGACGAATATATAGCAATAATTTTT